ATTGAATGTGGTATTCTGATTCGCTCATGCTCTTACCCTTCGCCTAGCAATTCATGTAGCGTCGTGACGCCGCGCATTGGGCCATATACGTCGTTGTCATACTCGCGGCTGATGTCACCAAATGCGAATCTGCCTTGCTTCCAGGCCGCGTGATAGTCTCTGCCCATATACGCGATTTGTTCAGACTCAGGCAGAGCATTAAACCACTCCTCGCCCGTCTGCTTGATTGGACTCGCAAAGCCTTTAACCGCTGGTACCATTGCACAGCGTCCATTGTGGTGATCATTCAATCGCTCATTGACCGTGTGAAATGTGCCGTGCATTCGGATACAGCCGATGCACGTATTCGGGTTGTGGATTGCGGCCATCCAATACCAGCCTGTAACCACATTGGGATTCGCCATGTAGTTTGCGCGGGTCGCTTCACGGTATGCATAGTTCTGCGCTGTGCGCGTCATGCGTAAGGCATCAGTCAGGTTAGCGCCGAATTGCTTACGCATGGCGGCGGCAATCTTGCGCGGATTCCAACCGAGGCCCACCCCGTCGATAAACAACTGCCGCAACGCTTCGGCGTTTGTCGGCGCAAGTTGGGCAAGACGGGCGTACAACGGTGAGGTTGTTTGCAGGAAGCCCAATAATTTCATGACGGTTTCAGTGGGCAGTGTGTTGAATGCGACGTTCACACCTGAGCCTGCTAGACTCGCCGTCACCAATGAGCGCGAATCATTGAGCGCAGCCGCAATGGTCGCCTGTGCTGACACGCTCAGTTCTGTTTTAACGTATGAAGTGAAATCGGATAACTCGCCTTCGATTTGTCCCATCAATGAGTTAAAGCGTGTTAATCTGGCAAGTTGTCCCGTTGTCAACTGATTATTACCAACCTCAATCGCCATTGCTTCAATCTGCCCAATTAGGCGGTTATACATTGCGACATAGGCGCGCGCGATACGCACAAGTACAACCCCGTCACGTTTCGCCGCTGCGGTTGCGAGTTGTTCCGCTAATGCGTAAATGTCATCAGGCACAAATCACCAAGCCGTGCCGCGCCTCGCCATAACTCACCACACCGTGCCGGAGCTTGCCCCTAAGCACCCGACCAATCCATACCTTGAATCATCACCAAGCCTCGTCATACCTGACCGCGCTACGCCAAACCCGACATGGCCTAACCATTTACTGCCACACCTAACCGCGCCATGAATCATCACCATGCCTGACATCGCCGCACCTGTCCGCGCCTGACCATACCAGAGCTTACCGTATCCTGCCATGAATTATCACCTTACCCGACCGCGCCCCGCCTGACCATACCTGACATCGCCTCGCATCGCCTTACCTAGTCTCGCCTCTCCATTACAGACCAAACCTGAGTACGCCTCGCCCGACCATGAATAATCACCTTGCCTTACCGAACCGATCACTTCCGCACCATATCCCGCCCCACCACGCCCAGAATTATCACCTTGCCATACCCGACCCGACCGAAACTCACCAGGCCTCGCCGCGCCATGAATCATCACCTTGCCGTGCCGCACACTAAACTTGCCCCACCTGACCTTACCTTAACGTACCCTACCAATTCTCGCCGCCGCCATGCCTTGAATTATCACCTTGCCAAACCGTACATTACCCCACCGTAACTTACCTTAGCATAACCTTGCCGAACCATATCCCGCCAGAGCGTGCCGAGCCACGAATAATCACCTTGCCCTACCCGTCCCCGCCAGACCGAAACAATCCCGGCCTATCCATTCACTACCATATACTGCCAGTCTGTGCCTAGATTCGTTCTGCCACAAATCGCCCGAACTTCGGACGCCAATCACACAGGCCATTTTCACCCGCCGCCATGACGATTGCAACCACGTCCTTCTCATTCAACTGTTGGTCATCATAGAGTAAGTCAAACTCTAGTGACCACTCGCGGAAGATGGGCCGTGTTCGCATGATACGATTCTTTTGAATCCGTACCCCGCAAGTCAAACGGCAATTGTCATCGTTCCAACGCTCGTCTAAATCTTGCGGCCCATCGAACACCAGCATGTAATTGCCGGGGCAGATAATGCCGCCCATTGCCTGCTTGCCCTTGCGAGTTTTGCGCGCCGCATTGATGAGCGCCGATTCAATCACTTCGCCGGGGATGCAAGGCTTGCCGCCATCCATCAGGTACATGCCGCCGTACCATTCAATGCGCGCCATTTCGATAAAGTCTGCATCGGTCTTGGCGCGTTTACTGCTGACTTCTTTCATGCGTCGTGAGAATTCATTCATCGGATCGGCTAGTCTGCCATTGTGCATTAGCAGAGGTGACACGCTGGACAATTTGAACTTCAGGGATTGCTGAGACATTGGTATATAACCTTTCTGTATTGGGTGTGAGGCGCTTCGTGTCCTGTTGCGGCATTTGTGCTTTAGAGTAGCGACGTTGCCGAATGACGGATGTAATAGCCTCGTGACATGATCGACAGAGTGTGATTAGATCACTCAGATGCTCATGGCCTAAACGTTCGTATGTCTTGTGGTGTACCTCCAGGTCTGTCCCATTGAGACAGGTTTGACATTCGTGATTGTCACGTTCGAGTACCCGCTTGCGCTTGCGCGCCCATTCATCACTTGCAATGTAATCGTAATAGTCTTGTTTCACCGTCTACCCCTAACGTGTGATTTTGCACTCTCCTTGCCCTACCAGACCTCGCCGATACCAACCACGCCCGACCTGAACTGACCTAAACCGACCTCGCCCCGTCCTACTGAGCCATACCACGCCTTGATTATCTGCGTCTGCGTTTACCCGCCGCCGCCAACTTCTGAAACTTCTTCTTCCCGTACTTCTTGCGCCCCGCCGCTGCCATAATCGCGCCTGCGCTTTTCGCTGAGTATCCCTTTTTCATCAGCTTACGCTGGCCAGACGCGAATCGTTTACCGCTGCCCAACTTCGGCTTGCGCTTCGGCATTTTGCACCCCCATCAATTGCTGCATCTGCTGCCCCTGTTGCATCTGCGGCGGCTGGTTGTTGGTTTGCGATGCACCGCCGCCCTGCTCAAATGACCTTAATATCATGTCGCCTAGATTCGTGTTGGCTTGCGATTCGTTGGCGAGCCGTTCTTCAACGACTGACCAATCGTAGCCGCGCAGCGTCGAGGCCGTCTCTTTATCGACAATGCCGAGGCCCATATCAATCTGGATTGTCTGAGCCTGTTCGTAATCATTCAACGGCAACGCATCCGGCCATATAATCTCGCCGCCGTCCTCAGAGGCAATGCCAGCCAGAGCGAATAGACGCCGATTGATTTCAGTCAAGCCCCAACCGTAGAGCAGGCGCTTCGAGTTGAGTTTGTCGATTGCGTCTTTGTACAGCACACGCAAAGCAAAGTTAGTCAACGCGCCTAGACTATCTTGCATCGACGACAGATCAACCGTGCGCGAAATGTCAAACAGAATGCCGCGCAGATAATGCAGGAACTCCCGTGAAGAGGCTAAGTCGGATTGCATTTCAAGATTCTGTATCACAGCGTCCTGCCCGTTGACCGTCACCATCTCATCTGCGCCCCATGAGGCCTTGCCTGCTGTGCTAAAGCCGCGGCCCCAGGTCTTAGGATGGGCGTGATAGCGGATAATGCGTTGCACATTGGATCCGACGAAGTTAATCGCGTCTTGCATCGCAATCATATCTTCGGTAATGTCAGCGTCACCATAGACTTGTTCTGCGTCAGGCAGGTTTTGCCAATGGCAGATGGGCGGAAAGGGATATGACCATAGCACATCGTCTACCAGTTCGAACTTACCGCCGCTGCCCTCGCGCATGATGTAGGTTTTGATGCTCCACGAATCCGCCCAGCCCTCCGCCGTCTGATTGTGTTCGGTGACTTCACGCCGCACGACTTCTTTGTCGTTTTCATCGAGATAGTTGTATTCGATGGTGTAGCGGATGACATTCTCTAAATCTTCAGGTGCCGAATCCATCATGATCCAATTCGGATTGACCGCCACGAGACGCGGCATGTTGTCAGGCAAACCGTTCGGGATGATTTTGACATAGACCGTGCCATACGTCGCGCCGAATTGGGCAATCTTGTGTAGGAAAATCGGGTAGACGTTCGCCTTGATGACCTTATCAAGATAGACTTCTCTCGCGTCCTCGACTTCCGCGCCTTCAGGCTGTGTTGCATCCGTGCCGAAGTCAAAGTCAATCTTGTCACCGAAAAGCATGGAGATATTACGGTCTACAATCAGCCCCGTAAAGTTGAGGGTCAGATTATCATCGGCCTGATCAGGTTTGACCTTGAGTGGTCGACGTTGGACGCCCTCACGATAATCGCGCCGCTGTCCGTATGTCTTGATTAGCCGCATTCGTTCGCCGTATTCTGGCATGAGCCAGTTTAGCATCGCGCCGCGTAACGTGTCTGTAATGCCCATAGTTGCCTCAGTTGTAAAACGGGTTTTCCATCGTCGTAACGCCGCCCGTCATATCATCCTCTAGCCCGTAACGGCACCCATCAATCAAGTGATTCATCTTATCCACGGGCTGTTTAATCGCGTGACCCTCTTTGTCTTTCTTCCAGTGATACACAGAGAACTCCGCACGGGCATTCACGCATTGAGCGTCGATGATGATTGTCTGCTGCTGTAACCATTGAATCCCAAAGTTGACGCTATCCTTACCCTTACGCGCCCCGATTGCGTTAACGCCGTAACCTTGTAACTCTGCAATGCTCTTCGGCTCAGAACTATCGCACGTCACCGGGTCAGAGCCAATCAATCGCTTGACTTCTTGCGCCAACAGGTCATTGGTCAAGCCGCGCTCGTATAACTCGTCAAAGATGTACACGATTTTGCGCTTGCTATCGTAGTGCATCACGGGCATGGCCGCCGGGTCGCTGCTAAAGCCGAAGTCCAATCCGTTTCGGTGATTGGTAAATTGCGCTTGCATCTCGCTCAAATCCTCAACGCGCCAATTCCTGAAAATGACGTCACCCAGAATGCCCCAATTGCCCAACGTGTAGACATCGCGGTAGTACTCGTCCTTCTCATTCTCCAAATCGTATCGGTCAGCCTGTGTCAGAAATCGGTTATCCTGGTACGTCGATTTCTGTATCGACAACTCCGGCGACTGATGAATCGTTTGACTGTCTGCCCACGCGGTTGGCGCGAAATACTCTAAGTAAATCCAGTGTGTCTTGTAAATCGGATTGAACGAAAGTATCAGGCGCTTCGGCGTTGACTCGTCACCTCCGCGCTGCCGTTTGTACAATCCCTTCACTGTCTCGCGTTCCGTCTCAGTGGCTTCCTCAATCCAGATGTCCGTAATCACGCCTTGCTTCGGCGTGATGCTCTTGATTTTTTCGACATCGTCTAGGCCGCTAAACAAAATCTGCTGCCCATTCTCACACGTAATCGTGCCGTCTGTTTTGTTCACATCAAACAACTCTCGCAAGCCCCAATCGACAATGACCTTTTCAATCTCGTTGAATACACTCTTGCGAATCGTGCGGCCCACTTGTCGGCACACCAGATAATTGCGCTTGCCTTGCAGCACATCGTAGACCGCTCGCTGCGCTAAGAACACACTCTTGCCCGAACTACTGCCGCCATAAAATATCTGGGTGCGGCTCGTGTTTTTAAGGTGCGGACGATAGACCTTGTTGAATACCCGCGCCTTGATGTTGATCTTCGTTTCGATCATCTTCGATGTCTACCGTAATCAAGCGCACCGCGCCGCTGTGTTCAATCTTCTCTGTCACCGGCCCATCTAATCGGTCAACGACATGATTGACCAAACCCGGCTGCGGCTCGAACATCACAGACGCGACAATGCGTAATGCTACAAGTAGTTTTAGTTGAATTCCTCGCGGCATTTGCCGATACTGTCGCGCCAAGTCATTGCTGCCATTGATGGACAGCACATCTGCTACTGCGTCAGGCGTTAAAGACAAGGCCCACTTATAAGCCTCAGCCATTGATTCGCCGCGCTTAGGCCCGCCCTTGACGTTACCTGATTGACCCTTCTTCCA